GAAAAATAAATTTGATAATTTGCCATTTGAGAGAAAAGAACAAAAAGAATTTATGATGAATAAATTCAATGAATTTACAGGAAAAATAGCAGATAGTGATGATGTTGCAGATGCTTATATGATGTTAAAGGCATGTTTAGGAGGATAAAAATGAGTTTAGGAAAAAGAATAAAAGAATATAGAGTAAATAATAATATAGATCAAAAGGAATTTGCTGAAAAAATTGATGTCACACAACCTTATCTATCACATTTAGAATCTGGAAAAGTTGAAGCTAGTGAAAGACTTAAAAATAGAATATTAAAAATTATTGAAAACGGGACTCAAGAAACTGTTGAAACTTCTGAAGTAGATAATGTTAAATCTCCAAAACATTATATGCTTGGTGATTTAGGGCTTGAAGTAAAAGATATTATTTTTGAAGTTACAAAAGATATGAAAGGAAAAGAAGCTGTTTGTGTTGGAAATATTCTCAAATATGTAATGAGAGCTAGAAAGAAAAACGGAATAGAAGATTATAAGAAAGCTTATGAATATTTGGGGTATTTGTTAAAGGAGTGATTTTTATGAAAAAAATAAGAGTTACTCATAAAGATGGAGATATGCAAGGAATTACATTAATTTATCTTGTAAACAAGTACTTGAAAATTAATAGAGAATTATGGGACCAGAAAAATATGATTCTAAATAGATATTACAAAGCTATTTTAACAAGAACCATAAAAGCTTCTGACAAGATTGTAGATAAGTTCAAAAAGAATATAAACTACTATGCAGAAAAAGAAATTTTGAAAGTCTTGGATGAGGTATTTGTAGCTTGTGAGCATAAAGAAACAGGAGATAATTTAGAACTTCTTAGAACTATGTTTCTTGTAATTATGATGTTTGGAACAATTAACTTTCATAAGAAAAAGATGATTGGAGTAGTTCTAAAATCTATGATAACTGATGTAGTTAAGGCTTTTGAAGATTTTAAAACTATGTGGCTTAGAGAAATTGATGATAGTACCATCAGACTGGAGGAATCTGGTGCATGCTGATGATAAAGAATTATTTGCTGCTTTAGTTTTAGCTATTATTTCAAGGAGGGATCCAATGAGAAAATTTAAAGGAATATATTTTTATATAAATAATTCCAGAGTTGAGAAAACTCAGGACTATGGAAATGATTTAGATAATGAGAGATATGATTTAGGGAATTATTTTTTATTTTCTGACGATGCTAAGCGAGTTTTGGAATCTAAAGAATATATAGATTTTTGGGCTAAAGTGAGAGAGGATAAAATCGAAAATAATAAACATTCAAAAAATGGTTGTAGGCATGAAAGAACAACTTTGGCAGGAACAATTTATCCGTTTACTTCAAAAAAAGAAAATGAACTTAAAGTTATATGTGCTGATTGTGGAGTAGTATTAGATGATGATCCAAGAAAATATATGATTGACAAAGGATTGTGGAAAATAAAATGAAAATAAAACAAATAAATTGTAGTCACAAAAATACTAAGTGGATAAGAGAAAAATTAACTTTTAATTTTTTGAATGAAGATAGAGTTTATTTAGTATGTAAAGATTGTCACAAAGTACTGGCTTCTTCAATTATAAAAAAATAGCAAAATAGGAGAGTAGTATGTGGAAGTGTAAAAAATGTAATAGCACTCATTTTAATTTATTTTTTAGTGGAAAAATAGAAGCTGAGTTCGATAGTGTTGAAGTTGTAGAAACGTACTCTGCTACTTTAGAAATACTTAAAGAAAATTATGTTGAATGTATAGAGTGTAAAAACAAAGGTAAAAATATAGAAGATATAGCAACTTGGGAGGGAGAAGATGAAAATTGATTTAAATAAACTAATGAATTATAAATCAATAGCTTATGCAAACGAAACAGCACAACTAGGTAAGGTTAAAGAAGAGTACAAAGAGTTATTAGCAGAAGTTAGAGAAACAAGCACTTTTAGTTACATAAAAAATATGGATAATTTTAAAGCTGAAGCTTTAGACTTAATAACTGCTACTGTGAATCTGTTGCTGCTTAGTGGATTGACTGAGCAAGATTTTGAGAAGCATATTGCAAAATTAGAAAGCTATAAGAATGGAAAATATAAGAAACAAGATAACCGAATTAAAGGTTATACTTCAAAAGATTTAGACGACGCTTTAGCACATTGTAAAGAAAAAACTAAAGAATTATGTGGAGATTGCAAAATACAACATGAAAAATTAACTGCAATGTTGGAAGATTTAAAAAGAAGAGATAAGGAGGAATAATATGCTACACAGATATCAAATAGACTTGATAGTTAAAGAAGGAAATACAGAAAAAACAATTAAAAAATCTATTTTTAGAAAAAAGGAACTATCAGATGCTGAACTAGAAGAAGCACAGTTAGAGTTTATAAGAAGCACAAAAGCAATATACAAAGAAAAGGGGATAGATTTAGAGGTTTTGGAATGGGGAATTCAAAAATTTGAGTTAGTTCGTAAGAATAGTTAAAGAGGTGAGTTAATATATGAGCTTTAAAGAGCATAACAATAGAGAAATTTCTAAGAAACTAGCAGAGTACATAACAGGAACTGAACTAAGAAAATATGTAGCTAATAAGGTCAAACAATATGTCAACTTAGAAAATCCAACTGTTTTTGATGGAGCGGTTGGAAGCGGACAGTTAGAACAGTTTGTTAATCCTTCTATTCTTTACGGGGTAGATGTTCAAGAAAGTTCAATTAATTCAGCTAGACAAAACTTTCAAAATACAGAATTAGAGGTTAAAAGTTTTTTTGAATATGAAAGAGAAAATTTTGAAGTAGATTGTGTAATAATGAATCCTCCATTTTCTCTAAAATTTAAAGATTTAACAGAGCAGGAACAGAAGAACATACAAAAGCAATTTACTTGGAAAAAATCAGGAGTTGTAGACGATATATTCGTTTTGAAATCTCTTGAATATACGAAAAGGTATGCTTTCTATATACTTTTTCCAGGTGTTGGATACAGAAAAACAGAAGAAAAGTTTAGAGAATTAATTGGAAATAGACTAGCAGAGTTAAATGTTATAAGTAACGCATTTACAGATACTTCTATAGATGTTCTATTCATAGTTGTCGACAAAAATAAGATAACTGATAATATTTACAGAGAATTATATGATTGTAAGATAGATAAAATTGTAATTTCAGATAGTTGGAAACTAGATGTGAGTGATTATCGCTGGGAACAAATAAGAGAAGAAAAAGAAGTCGAAGAAATAGATATAAATGCATTAAATAGACAAATATCAGACTTATGGATAAATAGAGTAGAAAAAAATTTAGAACTAGATTTATTCTTAATTAAAGAATGTGATGCAAATATAGACTTTATAGGAAATGTTAGAAGGCTAAAAGCTATTATAGAAAAATTTGAAAATAGATTTAGGAGTAAAAAAAGATGCAAGACAGAGATGACTTTATTAGAGAAACAATCAAAATTGCTAACTTTGTTTTCGGATGCACAACGGTAGTAATTTCAGATATTTTTAATATAGAATTTATGTCTAAAAAAGATATTTTTACAAAAAAAGATATAACAGAAAATGGAGAACCAGCTATTTTTTATGGAGAAATATCTAGAAAATATGATTGTTTTGTAGAAGAAATAACAAAAATTAATATTGAAGCTTATGAAAGAGCTGACAAAATTAACAAAGGGCAAATATTAGTAAATCTGGAAGATTTTGACTATGAAGATATTGGAAGATGTATCTTATATGAAAAAGATGTTCCTGCTGCAATAAATGGGAATGTAGCTATTTTAACTTTAAAAGAAAAATTTGAAGATGCAGTAAACCTAAAATACATGACATTTTACTTAAATTACAAAGATATTGTAAGGCAATATATTTACGACAAAGCAGTTGGAGAAAAAGTTAAGAGACTATCAAGGTTAGATTTTGAGCATATTCCAATAACTATACCACTTGTAGAAAGACAAGATAAAATTATAGATAATTTTATAAAAGTTAGAAAGAAGTTTGAAAATGATTTTGAATTGTTAGAAAAAACTATCGACTTGGCTAATAACTATACAGGTTTTGGAGTAAGTAAACTTTTAAAATTAAAATAAAAGGAGTGATGTAGATATGGCAACACAGGAGCAAAAGATTGTTTTTAGAAAAATCGAAGATATCTTAATCAACTACACGAAGTACAAGAAAAGGATAAAAGACGAGGGTGAACGTCTAGCCAATCCACAACTTAAAAAATGCTGTGGGGTTGGAGGGCAAGGTGGGAACGGGTATGAAATAAAAAGTGAGTATGAGCAATTAGAAGAGTTGAAGCAAAGAATATACAACAACATAAGTCGATATTCAGAAATGATATTCAGGATAGATGAGTGCTTGAACATGGTTAAAGATAACAAAGATTATGCATTCATTCAGATGAAATATTTTGATAAAAAGACTTATGAAGAAATAGCCGATGCACTTAATATTTCACTAAAGAGTACTTATAGCATGAGAAATAGAATTCTAGGGGCTTTGGAGATACATTTTAAAACTCAAAGATTAATTGAATTTTAGTCAAAGGTAAAAACAGGGTAAAAACAGGGTAAAAATAGGGTTATTGTCAGGTAAAAAAAAATGTGTTAGTATGTTAGCATGTAGAAATTGAAATTAACGGATTCATAGAATCCTCCTTAATTTTTAGTGTATGTATTGTAGTTATTGAGGCTCTACTCTAAAAAAGCCTCTGCCAAATATGGCGCATCGACCTAATACGTTGGTTAGACGGCGAATGTCTTTCATTGGTGAGAATCCAATATGCGCAGGATACCAACATCAATACTCCCATTACACTTAAATGTGTGCAATACGTTGCCTGTGGGAGTTTTTTTATTGATTAGCCCACTTTCAGCATTATATCGGCTATAAACAAAAATGCGAGTCAAAGTGCACAAAGGTAGATATTTGCTACCTTCGACTGGAGAGTTACATTAATTGGTAAATGAGCAGTCTGCTAAGCTGTTGTCCTGAGGGACTTATAGGTTCGAGTCCTATACTCTCCGCCAAATAAAGATATAAAAGTTTAAAAAATTCTAAAAAAGAACATACTGATGGTGAAATAGGTTCTTTCAGAATATAAAAAAGTCAAGCGGGTCTCGCGAATCCCGAGCTCCACCTGAATATTGGTCAAAATTTTAACGATTTCCGTTCCTAAGGAGTGAAAAATGAACATAGAAGAAAAAATAGTTAGTAGCCCTGAACTTGCGGAGATGTTTGGGGTGACTGATAGATATATCAGAATGCTGGCTCAAGATGGCATTGTGAAAAAAAGTGGAAACAGAGGTAAATATTTACTCGTAGAGAGTGTAAAAGGTTTTATTGAGTTCATTAAAGAACAAAACTCTGCTGATGTAGATTTGAAAGACACAAAACTTAAAAAAGAAACTGAAAAAATTGAAAAAGATATAGAGCTAAAAAGTATAAAAATATCAGAATTGAAAAATGAACTGCACTCAGCTGACATAGTTAGAAAAGTTATGACTGTTATGCTAACAAATTTAAAGGGTAAATTATTAGCTGTACCTAATAAAATCGCTCCTTTGGTTGTGGGTTGCGATAATCTTGGAGATATTCAGGATATAGTTTTGAGTTCTATAGAAGATGTTTTGCTGGAATTAAGTGATTATAGTCCAGAATTGTTTAAAAATAAAAACATAATCTTGGAAGATGAAGAAGAGGTGGAAGATGAAAAAAGCAAAGGAAAAGGATCCAATAGAAAATCCAAGTCTAAGAAAAACAATTAATCTATTTTCTGACATATTCCAAACATTGAAGCCTCCACCAAAGTTGACTATAGATACTTGGGCTGATACATATAGAATTTTAAGTTCTAAAACATCTGCAGAACCAGGAAGATGGAAAACTGATAGAGTCCCATTTCAAAGGGAAGTTATGAAAGCAATTTCAGACAAAAAGACAACAAAAATTGTGATGATGTATGGAGCTCAGTTATCTAAGACTGAAATTTTATTGAATGTTTTTGGATACTATGCTGACTATGACCCTGCTCCTATCATGTATCTTTTGCCGACCAAAGACTTAGCGGAAGATTTTTCTAGCACAAGACTAGATGACATGATACAAAGTACACCTCAGCTTAAAAACAAAATTCTAAACAAAGTTGATGGAAGGGATACCAAACTACAAAAAGAATTTGTAGGTGGATATATTACATTGGTTGGAAGTAATTCGGCTGCAGAACTATCAAGCAGACCATTGAGAATACTACTTGCCGATGAGGTAGATAGATTCAAAAGCGATGTTGGAGGAGAAGGAGATCCTTTAAATTTAGCAATAGAAAGAACAAAAACTTTCTGGAATAAGAAAATAGTTATAACAAGTACACCGACTATCAAGGGCGATTCAAGAGTTGAGAAAGAGTATGAGAACTCAACAAAAGAAGAGTTTTATATACCATGCCCAAAATGTGGCTCTTTTCAAAAATTGGAGTGGAGAAATATAATCTTTGATCCTGTTGGGCATAAATGTTCTGATTGCTTGGAAATATCATCTGAGCATGAGTGGAAAAGAAATATGATACATGGTATTTGGCAACCACAGGAAGAAGTGGACGATTGGAGTGTTAGAGGTTTTCATATTTCAGAATTATATAGTCCTTTTTCTACCTGGCCAGAAATTATAAAAAAGTTTAAAGCTGCAAAAGGTAATATGCAAATGATGAAGGTATTTACAAATACCTGCCTTGGTCAAACATGGGAAGAAAAAGTGGAAAAAATAGATTTTTTAGATGTTTCTAAGAGAAAAGAAGAGTATACCTCAGAAATTCCTGACCAAGTTCAAGTTTTAACTGCTGGAGTCGATGTTCAAGACGATAGATTAGAAATAGAAGTTGTAGGTTGGGGGCTAGGTGAAGAGTCTTGGGGTATTTACTATAAGCAATTTATAGGCTCTCCTGGTCAAAACGATGTATGGGAGCAATTAGATAGATTCCTGGAAACAGAGTTTGAGTATGCAAACGGAGAAAAAATAAGAATTCTTTGTACTTGTATTGATACTGGAGGGCATTATACTCAAGAAGCTTATCAATATATCAAACCTAGAGAATTTAGACGGGTATTTGGGATAAAAGGAAAAGGTGGAGATGGAGTTGCTTTTGTATCCAAACCATCTAGGACTAATAGAATGCAAATATCACTCTTTACATTAGGAGTTAACACGGGTAAGGAAACGATACTCGCTAGACTAAAAATTGAAGAACCAGGATCTATGTATATGCACTTTCCAAATAATGTAGACAGGGGCTATGATGAAGCATATTTCAAAGGATTAACATCTGAAGTTAAGACTACTGTTTGGGAAAAAGGAGTTAAAAAAACTATCTGGAAAGTTATTGGAACTAAGAGAAATGAACCCCTAGACTTGAGGAACTATGCTTATGCAGCTTTAAAAATAGCAAATCCTAACTTAAATAAAAAATATACCGTTGAAGCTACAAAAAAGACTACGAAAGTATCAAAAAGAAGAGTTTTATCGAAAGGAGTGACCTTATAAATTGAATTACACTAGAGAAGAGTGCTCACAGATGATTGAAGTTTATAGAAAGGCGGAAATAGCTGTACTGACTGGAAAAAGTTATAAAATTGGTACAAGAGAGCTTGTGAGAGAAGATTTATCTGAAATTAGAAAAGGAAGAGCCTTCTGGGAGGGCGAACTTGACAAATTAAATAACAATGGAAGAAAAAAATTAGGAAGAAGAGTAATACCTAGAGATTTATAGGTTTTAATCTTCTTTTTTTGTTGCAAAAGGAGGTGAAAAATGAATTTATTAGACAAAACTATTGCTTTTTTTAGCCCTAAAAAGGCTCTTGAAAGAGAAGTAGCCAGAAAAAAAATTGAGATTTTGAACACTGGATACTCAAATCACGGGGCATCTACCACAAAAAGTTCTATGAAAGGCTGGATTTCTACTGGTGGAGGTGTAAAAAAAGACATCTACAAGAACAGAAAAAAGCTAGTTGAACGGTCAAGAGACTTGTATATGGGAGCTCCTGTTGCTCAAGGAGTTATGAAAACCATCAATTCTAATGTCATTGGTAGTGGATTAAAGCTGAAATCATCTATTGACTATGAAACTATAGGAATTAGTGAAGAAGAAGCTGAAGCAATTGAAACTATTATTGAAAAAGAATTTAAATTGTGGGCTGATAACAAGATTGAACAGATGGGGGTTTTGAATTTTGACCAGGTTCAAGACCTAGTATTCTTAACAATTCTCTTAAATGGTGAATGTTTTGTAAAATTTAACTATTTTGAAACACCAAAGAATCCTTATAGTTTAAAGCTACAAATAATTGAGCCTGATAGAGTTATGACACCTTCTACATTGCAAAATGATGAAACTATTGTTGATGGAGTAAAGCTTGACACTAATAACAGAATTTCAGGATATTACATTGCAAGAAAACACCCTCTAGATGTATCAGGAAACGTAGAAACGGACTTTATTTCAGTTTATGGAAAGCAGGAGCAGTTAAACATTTTACACATAATGCTAGCTGAAAGACCTGAGCAAGTCAGAGGTATACCTATTCTATCTCCAGTAATCGAAGCACTGAAGCAACTGGATAGATATACTGATGCAGAACTTATGGCAGCAGTGGTAAGTGGGATGTATGCAATTTTTATAGAGAGTGATAAAGATAATGCTCAAGGAGCTAATATTGCAGACCATGAAGTCTTAGACGAAACAGAACAGATTGATAGTTCTAACGAAGAAACAATAGAACTAACTCCTGGGCTAGTACAAGGGCTTAATCCTGGAGAAAAGGTTGTTGCCACTAATCCAGGCAGACCAAATGCACAGTTCGACCCATTTGTAACAGCAATTCTAAGACAAATAGGAGCAGCATTAGAAGTTCCATACGAGTTACTAATTAAGCATTTTACAGCTAGCTATTCTGCTAGTAGAGCTGCTTTATTAGAAGCTTGGAAAATGTTTAGAAAGAGAAGAGATTGGTTCTCTAGCAATTTTACACAAGTGATTTATGAAGAGTGGTTAAGAGAAGCATATTTGCTAGGTAGAGTAGACATGAAGAACTATGGAGAAGACCCATTATTAACAAAAGCTTGGTGTGGTGCTCAATGGAATGGACCGAGTCAAGGACAACTTGACCCACTTAAAGAAGTCAAAGCAAGTACTTTAAGAGTTCAACAAGGATTCTCTACTAGAACAAAAGAAACCGTCGAGCTTAACGGGGGTGATTTTGAGCAAAATGTAAGAATCTTAGCAAAGGAAAACAAATTATTAGAAGAAAAAGGAGTGATGATTAATAATGCCGAAAATGACAAAGAAGTTTTGGAACATAACGAAGAATGACGAAACTAAAAGTGCTGATATTGTGATGTATGGAACTATCGGTTCAGAGGAGTATTGGGACGATGTCTGTGACAAAACAATCAAAGAAGAAATCGGGAATTTAGGTGATGTAGAAAATATAAATGTACACATCAACTCACCTGGTGGAAGTGTATTTGCTGCAGTGGCAATAGCAAACACTTTAAAAAATCACAAGGCTAAAGTTACAGCTTTCATAGATGGTCTTGCGGCGAGTGCAGCAACAATTATAACTAGTGCTTGTGATGTTGTAAAAATGCCAAAAAATGCTATGTTTATGATACATAACCCATTAACATGGGCTTATGGAAATAAGCAAGAGCTGGAAAAAACTGGAATTCTTTTAGATAAGGTTAAAGATAGTATCTTAGAAACTTACTTAGCTAAAGCTAAAGATAAGACTAAAGAAGAACTATCTGCACTTATGGACGAAGAAAAATGGTTCAATGCTGAAGAAGCTAAAGAGTATGGATTCGTAGATGAGATAGTTGGAGAAGTGGAAAATTTACAAAATGTTAATAATTTACTAATTGTAAATAGTTTAGCTTTTGATATTTCTAAATTTAAGAATTTCCCAGGATCTAAACCTGCAGAACCTGTAACTGAACCTGCTCCTGGAGCAACTCAAAATGCAGTTACAAATATAGAAGAAATGACTGTAGAGAAATTCAAAGTAACTTATCCAGAACTTTATGAAAACATAGTTAATTCAGCAATTCAAGGAGAAAGAAACAGAATTGAAGCAATTGAAAATCTTGAAATAGCAGGGTTTGATGATGTTGTAAATATGGCTAAATTCAAAGAACCAGTTGATGCTGCAAACTTAGCATTAAAAATATTAAATATCAAAAAAGAAAAAAACAAAGAGACTCTTAAAAACATACAAAATGAGAGTCAAGCAACACCTGTTCCTGTAGCACCAAGAGCTGAAGAAGGTTCAGGGAGTGTTGTAGGAATACCAGTATGTAATATTTTAAAGTATATGAATAAAAAGACAGGAGGTACAAAATGAGCTTTATAGAAAAAGGTAATGAGTATGGAGTTGACCAGTTATTAAGTGGTACAGGTCACAAAGTTATGGAATTAGAAGTACCACAAGGGAAATCAGTTAAGAGAGGGCAAGCAGTAAATGCAAGTGCAGAATTATCTGATGGAACAGATTTATTCGGAATAGTTTTAGAAACAGCTGATGGAACTACAGCTAAGACTAAAACTACAGTTGTAGTGTTTGGAGAAGTTATTTTCGAAGGAATTGAATTAAAAGCAGCAACAGTAAAATCAGACTTTATCAAAAAAGCAAGAGATAAAGGAATAATAGTAAAAGAATTAGGAGGTAGATATTAATGGCAGTATTATTAGAATTTTTAGGATTATATGACCAGTCAGTTATAAAACCAAAGACATTTATCAGAGATATGTTTTTTGCAAAACATGATCCTCATGAAACATCAAAATGGGAAATCGAGTACAGAAAAGGTAAACAATTAGTAGCTCCTTTCGTTTCTGAGTTAATACCAGGAACTGAAGTAGTGAAAAGAAGTTATTCGTCTAAATACTACAGTGCTCCAAAAGTAGCACCAAAAAGAACTTTCTCAGCACAAGAACTTTTCTTAACTAAATCAGCTGGAGAAACTATCTACGGAGGAATGTCACCAGAGGAAAAAAAGGCTAAGAAAATAGGTGAGTCATTTGCCGAATTTGAAGAACAAATCTCAAGAAGAGAAGAGTTAATGTGTATTGACTTGCTGTTCAAAGGTTCAATAGTAGTAAAAGGAGAAGGAATTGAAGACAAAATAGAGTATGGAACTGTTCAAGAAATTACTCCTACAATATTATGGAATCAGCCAAATGCAGATATTTCAGGAGACATAGAATCTGTAATCACTTTAATAGGTGAAACTACAGGGCAAAGAATTGAGCATATAGTAATGGATCCAGTAGCAGCAAGACTGTTTACTCAAAATGAGAAAATAATCAAATTACTAGATGTTAAGAATGCTAACTTTGGGCAAATAGCTCCAAAAGAATTGGCAAGTGGAGTAATATACCTAGGGGCATTAGCACCATATAATATCCCAATTTACTCATATCAAACTCAACATTCAGTGTTAAAAGCTGATGGAAAAACATATGATACAGTGAAAATGATTCCAGAAGGAAGAGTATTGTTTGCACCATCTAACAATGTTCTGCACTATGGTCCTGCTGCAGATATAGAAAAGGGGATAATCGTTGCAGAAAGAGTGCCTTTTGAAGACGTGGATACTAAAGCTAACACTCTTGAGATAAGAACAGAGTCAAGACCTTTACCTGTTCCATTTGACATTGATGCTATAAAAGTTTTAAAAGTTAAGTAAGGAGGGGCTGTATGAAATTAAAAGTTAAACAATCACTGATTTACTGCGGAATAGTTTATAATCCTGGTGAAGTAGTGGATATCTTAGAATCAGATATCATAGAAAGAGTTAAATCCCTTGAACTTGTAGAAGCTGAAGAAGTAGTAGAAAATGAAGAGATAATAGAAACTGAAAATCTTGAAGAAGCTACTGAAGAAACTACTGAAGAAACTACTGAAGAAAACACAGAAGTTGAAGAAACTAATAAAAATTCAAAAAAATCTAAAAAGGCATAACTATGAGCTTTAAAGAAGAAGTTACTAATGACCTTGCTAGTGTTTTTTTGAACTTAGAAGAGTTTGGAGACACACATACTATAGGAAAAAAAGAAACTGCCTGTGTTATCGATGAGGAGAGATTTCAGAATAAGCAGAGAAACAGAACTAAATCTTTAGAGAATGAAGGGTTATTTATTGAAGGAATGACTCTATTTATAGAAAAATCTTTCTTTAAATACCCGCCTCACTCTGGAGAAAAAATCTTAGTAGATGGCGTTAGATATTTAGTAGAAGAAGCTAAGGAAGACATGGGTCTATTGGAAATAGACTTAACGAGGTATGATGAAAAATGATAGGAGTTAAGGTTGAAGCTACAGGAATAAATGAAGTTATCAATACTCTTGGAAAATATGAGAGTGAGTTACCTGGGTGCATATCAAGAGCTATTAATCGTTCACTTGAGATGGTAAAAACAGAGCAAATCAGGAAGACAACGGAGTCTTATTTTGCTCAAAAAAGTAAATTGCTTAGTAGTGTTAATATCTTTAAAACTAACAAAAGTAATTTAACGGGCTCTATCATAAGTAATGGTAGAGCTATAGGGTTAGACCATTTCAAGCTAAATCCTAAAACTAGGACAAAAGGAAAAATAGTTCAAGCTGCAGTAAAAAAAGGCGGGTATAAATCTTTACCAAACGCTTTTATAGCATATAAAAATGGACATCTAGGAGCTTTTGAAAGAACGGGTAAATTCATTACAAAAAATGGTAGAAAAAGAGAAACTATTAAAAGACTAATGTCAGTTTCAGCTCCTCAAATGCTTGGAAATTTATCTATTTTAGAATATCTACAAGGCTATGCTGATGAAAAATTCAGAATGAGATTAGAACATGAGATAAATAGGGTGATAGGGATATGATAATTGAAGTAGAGAAGCTAATATTTGACTTCTTAGTAGAGAAATTGAAAGATAAGAAAGTTACAGTATATCATGGGTTATTACCTGAAATTAATCATGAAGATAGAGAAGAAGGAAAGAGCGAGAAAGACCTCTTTCCTTTTGCTATTTTAAGGGTTACTAAGTTTGAGCAGACAAGAAATGGAATCGATAACTATGATGTACCAGTAGATTTAGAAGTGTGGATAGGCACTAAAATGGAAGATGAGAAAGATTACCTAAGTAACTTATCTATCGGAGATTACTTGAAAAAGGAGTTTCTGAATGAAAGTACAGTAGATGGAAAATTTGCTGTGGATCAATCGTACCCATTTTCAATAGAGTACTTTACTGCAGAAGCAGAGCCTTATTTTTACTCTGTTTGTAGATTTAGAGTATTTGGAGTACCTGACGCATCAGAAGTAGTTGAGAGAAAAATAGCTAAACTGCTTGGAAGGGGTTAACAATGAAAACATATATTTATGTAGGTAAAAAGTTAGATTTACCTGAGTTTCTCTTTGTAAGAGGGACTGTATATTTTGGAGAAGAAATTGAGAAACTTATTGAAAAATATCCACTACTTGGAAGATTATTAATTCCTGTAGAAGAGTATCCAAAAATCAATAAGGACTATCAATATTTTAATTCAATAGTAGATGAAATAATAGGAGGTAGAAATGTATAAACATGGTACATACCAACAAGAAGGGGCTACAGCCTTTCAATTACCTGTGGTTTTAGATTATGGGCATTTTATAGTTGGAACAGCACCGATTCACAAGGTTAAAGCTGAGAATAGAAAAGTCAATGAAGTAGTGAGAATAGGAACTTATCAAGAAGCTATCCAATACTTTGGAGACACTTATGATTTAGATTTCTCTATATCACAAGCTATCAAAGTTTTCTTTGAGTTGTATGCTGTTGCTCCACTATATGTAGTTAATATCTTAGATTTAACTACGCACAAATCAGAAAAGAAAACACTTGCTAATAAAGCACTTGAAAAAGGAAAGGTGTTAATACCAAGCCACAAAGTAATTCCAGAATCTGTAGTAGTTAAAAATGCAACAGGAAAGCAAGTTATATCAGATGCAAGAACTGTTTACACAGCTGAAGGATTAGAAATTTATGCAACTGTAGCTGGAAATAATGTAGATATAGAATACGAAGAAGTAGACTTATCTAAAGTTACAAAAACAGAGGCTATTGGTGGATTTGATAGCACAACAATGAAAAGAACAGGGCTAGAATTAGCAAACGAAATTTTCTTGAAATATAGTGAATTACCTGCTTTCATAGATGTTCCTGATTTTTCTCATGAAAGTGATGTTGCAGCTATCATGGAAACTAAAGCTAAAACACTGAATGGTGGAATGTTTGAAGCAATAGCATTAGTAAATGCTCCAGTGGATAAAAAATATAACGAACTTGTTGAATGGAAAGAAACTAACAACATTCTAAGTAATGACCAAGTATTGCTATATGGAAAAATCAAACTTGCTGGAGAAGTTTACTATCAATCTATACATTATGCCGCTTTATCGATGAAAGTTGATGGAGAGAATAATGGAGTTCCAAGCCAAGGACCTTCTAACTATTCTTACAAAATGGATGCTTTTGTATGGAAAAATGCTAGTGGAAATTATGAAGAAATAAGATTAGATAAGGAACAACAAGCTAACTTCTTAAATAAAAATGGAGTTGTTACTGCTATTAATTTTAAAGGTTGGAGATGTTGGGGTTCTGAAACAGCTAAGAATCCTTTAGCAACAGACCCAAAAGACAAGTACATTTATGGACGTAGAATGTTTAAATACATTGGAAATGAACTTGTTATATCATATTTTAATAATGTGGATAAAAAGTTCAGTTTAAAAATGGCTGAAACAATGAAGAAATCTATGAATATTAGATTAAATGCTCTTGTTGCTGCAGATCAACTATTATCTGCTAAAGTTAATTTCTATGCTGAAGATAATAGCTTGATAGATATCATAAATGGAGATATTACTTGGACTATAGAACTTGGAATAATTCCAGGAGCAAAATCTATAACTTTCAAGAAAGTTTATGATGTTGATGCATTACAAAAATTTGCTGAAAGCTTAACAGCTTAAAAAGGAGGGAAATAATGGGAAGAAAACAAATACCTAATGCTCTTATAGATGCTGAAACATATTTCAATGGATCTAATGACCTTGCTGGAATATCTGAGGTAGAGTTGCCTAACATTGAGTATGATACAGTCACATCTGAGCAAATGGGATTAACTGCTGAATTAGAAGTGCCTTTAATGGGACACTTTAAGAAGTTAGAAGCTAAAATCAAAATGGATTGTGTTGATGAGTCGATACTTGCAATTAATAATGGGAAATCTATTTTAGTTGAATGTAAAGGTGCAGCTCAGGCTATGAACAGAGAAACACACAATGCAGATGTTTATGGAGTAGATGCAACTTTCAAAGGATTAATCAAGAAAATGGACGGGCTAAAAATGAAGCCCAGCGGAAAACTAGAAACATCTATTGACTTGTCTGTAACTTATTTTAAATTAGAAATAGGCGGAAAAACAGTTGTAGAAATAGATGTACTTAACAATGTAAATGTAATTCAGGGGCTTGCTAATCAAGTGGTTAGAAAATATCTAGGGTTAAATTAAGGAGGACTTAAATGAAAATCTGTTTATCAAAAACTTATAATTTCGGTGGAAAAGAATTCGATGAACTAGACATAAATATTGAAGAAATGACAGGAAGAGATTTCATGCAATGTGAAAAAGAATTCAAAGCCAGAAATAAAGATGCTGGAGCTGTAAAAGAATTAGAAGACTCTTGGGCAATAACTGTAGCAGCTAAATCTGTTGGAGTTAAGTACGGAGACTTACTTAATCTTGTATCAATAGATTACTTGAAGGTTGTGAACGGGGTAAAGCGTTTTTTGAGTCAAGGTTGGGAAGACAAAGAGGCTCAGAAGGATACTACAACGGAAGTAACAAAGGAAACTGGTGCTTAATCTATCTGGATATGATAACAGAGCTTTTAAGAGTTCTTAATTACTTTAAAGTTAATGTAAGCTACGATTCTATGTTGGATTGTAGCTTATATGAACTTGATTACTGGATAGCTAGAGCAAATAAATTTGTAGAAGAAGAGGAAGAAAGACAAAATAAAGAAGATTAAAAAAAGAGGCTATGACTAGCCTCTTATTCGTTTTCTTTTATAAAATCAGCTGGAATTATGAAAAGAAGAAGAAGATATGAAACTACAATAAAATAAAATATAATTTTTCCTAAAATACCGCCATTAACATATAGATTGTATAAGAAACCTAATACTAACCAACCAGGTGGTAAACAAAAGAATAAAAAAGTAAAAAATAAAATTGTACAAATTAAAACACTNTAGAAGAAGAGGAAGAAAGACAGAACAATGATGATTAAGGAGGTGGAGTAGATGGCTAAGGACATGAGCTTAATTTGGCAAATGGGAGTTGCTGGAGCAAACGAAACAATGGCTATATTATCTAAAGCAGCTAAATCTTTAAATGAAGTAAAAGACTCTACAGAAGATTTAGTAAAAACACAAAAAAAACTAGAGAATTTAGATAAAGTTGCAGAAGCATATAAGAATGCTAACTCTGAGTACAATAAAGCGGCTAAGAATTTAGAACAGCTTAGAAAAGCATACGCTAAATCTAATAATGTTACAGCAGAATTTAAAGAGCAAGTTAAGAATGCAGAGAAGCAAGTTGATAAACTAAATAAGCAAAAAGAAAGACAAAAACATGTCTTTGAAGCAGCAAGAAGTGCTTTAGAAAACGAAGGAATTAAGCTAGAAGGTTATAAGAAAAAGTTAAAAGAAGTTAATGAAGAACTAAAGAAGCAAGAGAAGTTGAAAAAGGATCTAAGTAAAGCACAAGCTATATCTGATATGGGAGACCAATTCTCTAAAAAAGGAAGTGAGCAACTTAGGAGAGGTGCTGCAACAGGAGCAGCATTAGCTATTCCAGTTAAATTCTATATGGACGTAGAAGAGTCTCAAGCAGATTTAAGAAAAATTCTAGGTAAAGAAGCTGAAAAATACTATGATGACCTAGCTGAATTATCTAAAAATGGCCCTCTATCACAAATAGAAATTAATGAAATAGCAGGTAGTTTAGCACAATCTGGAATAAAAGGCGAAGATATAGTAGCATATTCAGATATGGCTGGAAAAATGAAAGTAGCATTTGATATTTCTACAGATGAAGCAGGAACATTCTTGGCCAAAACAAAAGAGCAATTAAATTTATCTAAAGATGAGCTTTTCTCATACATGGATACTCTTAATATGCTGTCTAATAACTACTCTGTTACAGCTGCACAACTAGCAGATGTATCGGCAAGAACTGGAGGATTTGCTAAATCTATAAACTTATCTAAAGAATCTAATATGGCGTTTGCTACATCTCTTATATCTACTGGAGTGACTGCAGAACAGACAAGTACTGTATTAGGTAAATTGTATTCTGAACTTTCTCAAGGTGCTAACACTAAGAATAAAGCAGCTGCTTTAGAACAATTGGGATTTGACCCTAGAACTATAAATAAAGAAATGGCAGAAAATGCTGAAGGTACTATCTTAAAAGTACTAGAAAAGATTAAAAACTCTAATGTCGCAGACAAGTCAGCATTAATCAGTGATATCTTTGGAAGTGATAAATCTGTAATCAACGGATTATCAGTGTTATCGGAAAATTTAGATGGAGTTAAGGAGAAATTAGATAAAGCGAAACAAGCTGTATCAGAAAATGAAAAGGTTAATGGAGAGTATGAAGACAGATTAAACACTTTAACTAATCAATTGAAAATATTTAGGAACAATGCTTTTAATGCTCTTGCTGACATTGGAAAGAGCATAGCTCCTGAGCTTAAAGAAACTCTAAATACTTTAAAAGAATTCGCTGGAAAGATAGCTAATTTTATAAAAGAAAATCCTAAGCTAGTGGCTTTCATAGTCAAATTAGTTGCTGGATTCGCTGCAATGAATTTAGGAATGGGGGTTGCTAACAAACTGTTATTAGGGCCATTTGCAAAAGGTGTAGGTTGGTTATATAAGTTTGGAGCTTTTAAGAGTAAAGGTGGAGTATTCTTTGCTTTAAAGAAAATGTTTCCACTAGCTAGTAAACTTTTTGGAACATTCGTAAAAATAGGGACTTTTATAGGTGGTAAATTCATAGGCATTATAAAAATGGTTGGTTTAGCATTAAAAGCTGCTTTTGTAGCTAATCCAGTAGGACTTATAATTGCTGCTATCGTTGCTGTTATAGCCATTTTTGTCTTATTGTACAAGAAATGCGAATGGTTTAGAAACGGAGTAAATAAAGCTTGGAAAGCTATAAAAGAAGGGTTTAAAGCTACTTGGACTTGGATAAAAAATAAATTTCACGCATTAATGGAGTTAGGAGCTAAAGTATGGGCTAAGATTAAAGAGTATAAGGCTCTATTTATACCATTTATAGGTATTTTTGTAGTATTATATCAAAAATGTGAATGGTTCAGAAATGGAGTAAATGCTGTATGGAAGGCTATAAAAAATGCTTTCACTAATACATGGCAATGGATAAAAGATAAATTCAATGCTTTACTTGAAATAGGATCTAATGCATGGAATGGACTAAAGAATAGTGCTACTGCTATCATAGACAAGATTAAAGAAGCTTTTAGTGGATTCTTTGACTGGATAAATAAAAAATGGGAAAGCCTTAAAAACTTTGGTTCTAAATTAAATCCTTTTAACTGGTTTAAAGGAGATGGAGAAGTAGCCCAAAACTACTCAGGTACTAACTACTTTGGTGGCGGACTTACAACTCTTGCTGAGAGAGGTGCTGAAATTGTAGAAATGAATAATAGCTCTTTTTTAGTAAATTCTCCTGCTATGGCTAATTTACCTCGTGGAGCTAGAATTCTTAACAATTCACAAACTAGAAGTTCTTTATCTTCAAGAGTATCATCTCTAAAAGATAGAATTAGAAGTATTTCAAATGACTCAAGAACAGTTGTGGGTGGAGATACAATAACTATCAATATCAATGGAGGTTCTGGAAATGCTACTGACATTGCAAGGGAAGTTAAAAGAGTACTTGAAGAAATACAAAGTAAGAAAAGAAGGACGGCGATAGTATGAAAAAAGTAAAAGTCTATAAAACAGTGAGTGGAGATACTTGGGACTTAATAAGTTATAAACTGTATGGTTCAGAACAGTATTTCCATCAACTTATGAGAGCTAATCTTAATTTATTATCTATAGCTGTTTTCGATTCTAATACTCCTGTCATAGTGCCTGAAATTACACCTATCGCAAGTGCTGTAGAAACATCTAAACTACCACCATGGAAAAGATAAAAAAAAGTAGAAGGAACTATTTAAGGGAAGTTTAAAACTTCCTTTTTCTTTTATAAAATTCATCTTAACTTTTATCGTTACTTAATATACAATATGAGAGAGGGAAGAAAACAAAACCTCATAAAAGTTAAGGAGGAGTTTTTATGGAAAAAATGATTAAATTTTTAGTTCAAGGTTCAGGAAAAGAACCTTACAGATGTACATTTTGGAAAGTAGATGACTATGATTTACATAGTGCTTGTACGTGTCCTGCTGGGAAAAAAGGACAATATTGTAAGCATAGATTTGCTTTACTTGAAGGAGACATCACTAATGTTGTTGATTATTCAGAAGAAGATTTCAAAGAATTGCAGGAAATGTTAAAATCGAGTGATATAGCTGACTTCTATGATGAATTTGCTAAGGCTAAAATAGGTGAAAAAATATCAAAAATATGTTTTGATACCAGTTTACACTTAAAACTAGGTGAAACAACAGCAAAGACTTTTGAGGATATAAAAAAATATACTGGAAGTAACACCGTTATTTTACTTATGAAAAAAGAAGCATATTTCTTTGATTTGAATAAGAATATTAAAGAACAGATAAAAATAGATAAAGATGAAGTTGAAAAATTAGGTTTATTTGTTTTGAAAGATTCTTTTTATACAACATCTGAATATTTAGTTGAATGTTTTAAATTTTATAAATCTATAAACATCAAAGAATATAATCAAAAAATGAAAGAAATTATGAAATAAAAAATTTCTCTTGACTTTTGTCAGACGATATTATATAATTTTGTCAGACAAAAGGCAGGTGATGAAATTGTTAAAAAAAATAGGTCGTCCAACAGATGAACCAAAATCTCATAGAATAACTGTTAGAATTGATGAAGAAAGCAAAAAAACTTTAGATGAATATTGTTTAAAAAAAGAAGTCAAACCAGCAGAAGCTATAAGAATTGGGATAAAGAAGTTAAAAGATGACTTAGAAAATTAAAATAGAGTATCAATCCCCTGAGAAAGTTTTGAATACTCTATTTACACAAGAAGTTTCCCTCTTATGAAATCTATTATATCATAAGGGAGTACTTCTATCAATTATAATTTTGAAAGGAGTATTTTTATTATGTATGCAAATATGGAAAAAGTAATCAAAGAAAGTAGAAAATACTTAACAACTCATTATGATATGACATTTGACCAATTAAATGATATTAGAGATAATTCAAAAGGTATCTTTGAAATGATAGGAACAGCTTTTATGTTTGGATTTGGTCAAGGTATGAAATATCAAAAGAAAAGAGGTAAGGTGAATAAAAATGGCAAATAATTTGATTACAAAAAGTGAAATAACGAGTTTGGAATTATTGGTTGAAATAAATAAGTTTAGAAAAGAAGAAGGAATTAAAAAAGAACTTCTTCATAAAAGTTTACTAGATATAATTCGAGATGAATTTTCAGAAGAAATAGATCGGCAAAAAATTTTGCCAATGTCTTATAAGGATAGATATGGTAGAAATCAACCAATGTTTATTCTAACTTTATCTCAAGCAAGACAAGTTTTAGTTAGAGAAAGTAAGTTTGTCAGAAGAGCAGTTATACATTTCTTAGAAAAGTTAGAAAATCAAGGACTAGAAAATAAGGAACAGAAGAAACTGTCATTTCAAGTACAAGAAATTAAACCTACTACTTGGAGAGGACAGCCAGTGCTAGAACTTCAGCAATTATCAAAAATGATAGGTGTGCCTGATGTTAATCTTCATTGGTATGCAAAAAGAAAAAAACTTACCTTAAAATTTGATAATTTAAAAGCATATAAAGAAGAGAATTCTAATAAAAATTATTCATCTGTTTCAGCTATAAGTCTTTTATACAAGCCAAATGTTATATCAATATGTAAAAGATATGGGCTTTATAACAAATATAAAGATTTCATAGATAATTATTTTAAAACTAATAATTTGATTGAATATAAAGGTAAAGCAAATGATGAGTTTGAACATTTGATAGCTGAAGCAACAAGAATAAAAGCAAACTTGTTAAAAGAAAAAGCAGAAATAGAAGAAAAATTAATGAAATTAAACAAAATGGGATTAACTAATTAATAAACACTAAGAGCAGTGTAAAAGCTGCTCTTTTTTTATTGCAAAAAGGAGGTTGGTGTAATTGGGATAGCAAGAAATATAAAGATATTAGTTTTCTATGAAGGAGTAGATATTACAGAAGAAATACAGCCTAGTATCTCTTCTATGACTTACACAGATAACTCAAAAAATGCTGTAGATGATTTAGAGTTAGACCTGGAAAATTTAGATTATAGATGGCTTAATGAATGGTATCCTGATGAAAATTCAAGGCTATTAGTTGGAATCCAACAAAATGAAAATGGTAAATCTAAATTCTTAGACCTTGGAATTTTCTATGTAGATGAGCCTACTTTTAATAATCAAAGACTTTCTCTCAAATGCCTGGCATTACCTTTAGACCAAACTATCAGAGAGCAGGTTAACAGTGTTGCATGGGAAAAAATAACTCTATCTGAACTACTATCTAAAATAGCAACTAAACACGAATTAAGTTATGAGCTACATTGTGATAATGCCTTCTTTGATAGATTAGATCAGGATAGAGAAACAGATTTAGGATTTTTAAAAAGAATTCTATCTGAAACAGCTCTAAGCTTGAAAGTTACTGATGATAAGCTAATAGTCTTTAATGATGATGTCTTAATTGATAATGATAATATCGATATTTTTAGTATAAAAGACCCTCGCATTAGAAACTTTACTCTAAAGAAAAAGAATCAAGGAGTTTATGATAAAGTCGAGGTTAGTTATTATGATGCAGATAAGAAGAAACACATTGTAGAGACAATTACTAAAGAAGAACTTGAGAAAAGAAATGAGGTAAAACATGCTTGATGATGGAGGATATATAGCTTTTAAAGAGAAAGCAGATAAAACAAAAACTAAAAAAAGAGTTAAAAAAGCTAAGACAAAAAAGATTAAAACTAAAGGAAAATCTCAAGCTAAGAAAGTGGCCGAGAAAACTCTAAAGGACAGTTTGAAACAAGAATACTCTATAAACTTAACGGTTGATGGAGATGTTAAATACTGTGCAGGTTGCATTATAGAACTAGATGACAGTTTTGGTAGATTTGCTGGACGATATGTAATTGATAAAGTTACACACAATATCGATGGAGACTACTCTTGTGATATAGAAGCTTTTAAAGTTGGTGCTAGACAAAATGCAGAAGAGAGAGCAAAAGCAATTGATAAAGCTAAGAGAGATAAAGCAGAGAAAGAAAAGGCTAAAACTGCAAACACAAGAAAAAAAGAAAGAGAAACAAAAAAAGCAAATAAGATTAAAAATAAAAAAGGTGGTGGGTAAGGATGCTGGATATCTTGAAGCAAGGGGAAGTAAATGATATAGACATAGCAAATGGTAAAGCAAGAGTTATGTTTCCAGACAGGGACAATAAAATAAGTGATTGGTTAAATATCCTGGTTCCATTCTCAGAATCACATTCAGATAACTATCATCTTGAGATAGGGCAAACAGTTATAGTCCTTTCATTACCAGATATGATGGAACAAGGCTATATATTAGGTTGCCCTATGAGACCATCAGGAATATCTAAAGGAGAAGTAAAAAGGACTTTTTCAGACGGTGGTTTTTATTCTTACAAAGATGGAGTTTTAACACTCTCTCCTATCACAAAAGTAGTTATTACTGCAGATGTTGAGTTAAAAAAGACATTAACTGTAGATGGAAATACCACTTTTAAAGCTGATACAAATACTAAAGGTACTGCTATGCTAGGAGATATTAATCTTAATACTCATACTCATGGTAATGTAAAAGCTGGAGGAGATATGTCAGGAGGTCCATCATGATAGGAAGTTTAGGAGACATAATTTTTTATGCTAGTGACTTGAATGTTTTTTCTTTAAAAAAGGAATTATCAAGAAGTAGAAAAGCTAAAATTACTCAACATGAGCCAATTTATGGCATTGGGAAAGTAAGACAGCAAGGTAGAGAGCTGATGGAAGTTAGCTTGTCTATAGAATTGATAGCAGGACTTACTAAAGCTCCTAGTTTACATCTACAGATGTTAAAAGACTTTATGGAGTTGGGAAGGTATGCTCCATTAATACTAGGATATCACGTCATTGGAGAGTTTCCATTTCTAATAACTGGGATAGACGAAACACTGTCGCATTTCAATGCTGCAACAGGAGAGTTTGACTATATTAACTTAGATATAACTTTACTTGAGTATGTAGATGACCCTTTACAGTATCAAAAAAAGATAGAGTACAGACAAACTGCTAAGACTATTCTAGGAGTTGAATATGAGGACACTGTAAAAAATCTGCAAAAGAAGGTGTTTAAATTATGATATTTTCTATAAATTCTAAAGATGAAATAAACTATAATCCACAAAATGAGATAGAAGATGTAGTAAGAAATGTACATATGATACTAAGAGTTACAAAAGAAGAACAGCCTCTAATGAGAGATTTTTCTTTGGATAGTGATATGGTAGATAAAAACATTCCTGTAATTAAAAATAAACTTATAGGCTTACTAATGACCAATTTAAAGAAGTATGAACCAAGGGCACTGCTTAAAAATTTAGATTTAAAGTTGGAAACTAACGACTTGGAAATAATGCTAGAAATAGAGGTGATTATATGAACGAAGATACTTATGAAATTATCGAAGCTAATGCTGAAGAACTAAGACAGCAAATGCAGGAAAAGTTTGAAGAGTTAAGTGGAAGAAAAATCTCTAAACACTCGCCCGAGGGCTTAATCTTTGCTAGTGTTGCTTATCTTATAGCTATGAGAGAAGAAAACTACAATGATAATCTGAAACAAAATTACTTAAAATATGCTAGAGATTACAGATTAGACCTATTGGGAGATAGGTATGGAGATAGAGGATTAAGACTAGAAGAGCAATATGCTAAAGCTACTTTTAGATTCCATATCATATCAGCTAAGCAAAAGAAAATAGTTATACCAAAAGGAAGCTTAATCAGATACAATGACCTTTATTTTGAAACAAATGAAGAGTATTCTATTACAGAGAATGCATTATATGTAGATGGTATTGCTACATGTAAAACACCAGGAACAATAGGGAATAATATCCCTGTGGGTCATATCAATACAATGGTTGACTTATATCCTTACTTTTCTAAAGTAGAAAATATCACCATTTCAAATGGTGGAACTGACTTAGAAGAAGATGAGGTCTATAGAGAGAGATTAAGACTTGTACCTGACTCTTTCTCTGTTGCGGGTTCGGTTGGAGCTTATGTATTTTGGACTTTATCGACATCTCCAGAAATAGTTGATGTTACTATCAAGAGTCCAAACCCGTGTGAAGTTGATATCTATGTACTTACAAAAGATGGAGTGCCTACTCAAGAAATGAAAAATCAAGTATTAAAGGTTGTGAATTCTGATGAAATAAGACCTTTGACAGATAAGGTTACTATAAAAAGCCCTGAAGTTGTGGATTATAAAGTTGAATTTGATTATTACATAAATAAAGCTGATGAAATTAATGTTAACTCTATAAAAGCTAAAGTACAAACAGCCGTAAATGAGTATGTAGAATGGCAAAAAAATAAGTTAGGTAGAGATATAATACCTGACGAGTTAATCAAAAGATTAAAGCTTGCAGGAGTAAAGAGAACTGTTATAACATCTCCAGCTTACAAAAAGCTAGAACCTCATCAGTTTGCTAAGTGTAATGCTAGTGTAGTAGTCAATTATCTAGGAGTTGAAGACATATGATATTAATAGATGACTTGAAATTAACAGACATTGCTGCAGTATCTACTTTAGATGATGCTACGACTAAATGGATATATGAGTCTATAGACTATGTCTTGAGAGGTAGAAACTCTATCATAAACAGCGAATTAAAAAAGCTAGAAATGATAGATTTAATGAATGAGCAAGAGATTAATATGCTATTATGGGAATACTCTATATACACTAAAAATGCAACTCTTGAAGAAAAGAAAAAAATAGTTAAAAGGGCTATATTTTCTAAAATTAACATGGGTACAACTAAGGTATTAAAAGATGTGTGCGGTCTGTTGTACAAAGGGTTTGATGTAAAAGAATGGACTGCTTACAATGGTAGACCTGGAACTTTTAGAATCTATACAGATAAGAAAATAACAGATCCAAATGAGTATAGAGAGTTGATGGAAAACATAGAAGCTAATAAGAACGTTAGAAGCCATTTAGACTATATAGAGCTGAAGCAGATAAACACATCTAAATACTACATATCTGGGTTCAAAGAAGTAACGTTATTAGCAACTAAGGAAAACAAAAAGAAAGACTTTACTGTAAATAATGCTATTTACATAAAAGCATATAAACAAGTTATAGGAGGTATTAGCAAATGAAATTCAACGGAATAACTAAAAAAGGTAGAGAATACTTGGCTAAAATACAAGCAGAGAATAAACCTATTAACTTTTCTAAGATTAAAATAGGTGATGGTAGACTAGACAACTACGATAACCCTGCAGAGCTAGAACATTTGATTAATCAAAAAGTTGAGAAAGGAATATTGACCTTAAATCAGGAACATGACACAGTTATTTTGACTACTAACATAGATAATGTAAGTCTTAGAACTGGATACTATCCAAGAGAAATAGGAGTGTTTGTCAACGATAATGGGCAAGAGATAATGTACTATTACATGAATGATGGAGATGAAACTTCTTGGATTCCACCAGAAACTGACGGACCATTTAAGATAGAATTGAAACTTAACTTAATTGCATCTAATGCTCAATCTATTGTAGTGGAAGGGCCTGGAAAAGAACTGTATATAACAAAAGAATTCTTAGAAACTAACTATACACAAAAAGGAGGATACACAGGAACAGCTCAAGAAATTGATGATAGAGTAGTTTCTGCATTAGGAAAAGAAGACGGGAAATTTCCATTAACAGAGGCAGTAAAAGGTAATGTTTATTATTTCCC